ATGCTTGCCGTCAATCCACTGCGGCTGTTGCCGAAGCGCTACGCGACGTATACCGATGACGATCGCGTGGCAGTGGAGGCGCAAGATCGTGCGCCGAAAGAAGATGTGCACCGAGACCGACGGCCAAGCGAGGAAGAATTGACCGAGATCCGACGCATCATGGCAGGGGGAAAGCCCAAGGATCGAGAGCGGGCGTTTGAGTTGCCGTATCGGCCGGCGTTGGTATTCCTGTTCGAGCTGGCGATCGAGTCCGCAATGCGGATGCGCGAGATGTATACGCTAGACGTTGTGCAGTTTGACGTCGGCCGCCGGACGGCCGCGTTGGAGAGGACAAAGAACGGCAGTAAGCGTTCAGTGCCGCTCACGACCGTGGCAGTGGCAGCGTACGAACGCTACGTCGAGGCAGTGAACGGTCATGACCCGGCGATGTGCGGGTTTTCGTTCGAGGGCGGCAGGCTCTTCCCGTGGGTCGATGAGATCGAGGCGGGCATGCGCGCGAAGAATATGCCAGTTCTCCGGCGGAAGGTTCTCGAACGCGTCACCGTGCGGCTGTCGGGCCAGTTCGGTCGGCTATTCAACGCGGCCGGCTGCCCTGATCTGGTCTTCCATGATCTGAGGCATGAGGCGACGTCGCGGCTGTACGAACGGACGACATTGAGTGATATCCAGATAGCGAAGATCACCGGTCATACAGATCCCAAGGTCCTAATGCGTTACGCGAACCTTCGGGGGAGTGATCTGGCCGCGCGGCTTTGGTAGCGTGCCGCGTATCCACAACTGCTTGGCTGGATCTCTAGGGTGTTAGTTCTCTTTTCGGAGGCGTAGCTCGGCATGCGTTGCGACTACCGTTGCCAATTCGCGAAACAATACCTCGGGCGATGGAGCATACTACGTACCCGAGGCGAGACCGGAGGGCACGATGGGCACCATAAGCATGCAAGCGATCGTGAGCAATAAGACAATTCAAGTCGTCTATACGCCAGGTGACGAGCAGGCTACGATTTACATCGTGAATGGCGAGCATGGCTCGTATCAACCCCGCCGTATGAGCGTACGCGAATATGGCGAAGCCGGAATGTCCGACGAGGACATTGTGCGCCACCTCCTCGACGTTGTTTCGACCTCCATCGACGAGCTTGATCGCGTTCGTCGTAGCTGAACGAGTCGGATTTTTGGCAAGCACCACGCCTGTGAGGCTGCTGCCCGTCGTTTGGCGGGCAGCAGCCGTCTCATGCCGCCTGTGCGGTCGGATTGTTTGCCGGCAGGTCGGGCAGACGCGGCAATGCGCGAGCCGTGCGGCCGGCCTTGCGGACGGGTGCCTGTTGCAACTGCCGCTGAATCGCGGCATGCGTGCGGCGATCAGTTTCCGCGTAATCGGGTCTGGTGCGGCCTTCGAGGCGTTCAAGGGTTTGCCGCTGCGCCTGTTCACGGAGGAACGCAACGACATCGTCCTCGAGAAACACCCATGCCCGACCGATACGAGCGCCGACAATGTCGCCTTGCTGCGCCAGTTTCATCGCCGTGGTGCGGTCGACCTTCAGGAAGTCGGCGCATTCTTGTAGATCGAACGTTCTCACGCAATGCCCCCTGTAGCCCAGTCGGTGCGTTCGATCTCGGCGAGGAGCAGTGCAGCGGCTCTCACGAGATCGCGACGGGGCGTGGTCGGCTTGAACCAGCACGCTGCCCAAGAGCTTGGCCAGTAGTAGGCGGATGTATCAAGATCCCAACCGGCGGCGGACAGAGCATACGCGACCGCTGCTTCAGGTAATTCGCCTTCCGTGTATTGATCGTCGCTGGTTGGCCCCCGGCGTTCTACGGCAATTTGTCGGTTGCGCTCGACGAGCACATCACGGGCAGCGGCAGTCCGTGTTACTACAGCGTGCGGTTCCGTGCGGTAGGGATAGATTCTGCGCAGCGATCGCGTGATTTGCTCGATCGCGTAGCGCGTCGGGCGGCTAGATTCACCATAAATTCGCAACGCCCCTTGGCGCGCGGATTCAATTGCGCTGTGGAGTCGTGCAGCCCGGACGTCTAGCGCAGCAAGTGCCCACGATGCAACGTCGTCGGTCGATCGCGGCCGGGCGTCCGAATAGTGCTCAGTCAGGTACGCTCGTAAGCGTTCCGTCGACGCGTTGTTCGTCAGCGCATCGGCGCAGTGCGTTTGGGTACCTGTCATTCTCATTCTCCTGTGGAGGTAGCGGGCAGAGCGCGAGCGAGTTGCATCAAGCCGGTTTCCAGCGTGATCCCGGCGGTTGCTGCCCAGGTGCGCGCGTCCTGCGCGGTTTTGTGGCGAGCGAACGACCCGATCTCGTCGGCCATCAGGTCCAGCAGCTCGACGTCGGCCGCGTGTGAGATTTCGGTGATCAAAGCGCGGATCTCGATGCGAAGGGCGTCGAATCGCGCGAGCCTGCCTTGGCGGGCCTCCGCCAAGGCTTCGTTCATCTCGACTGATTTGCGCCGCGCGAGCGGCGCTTCGTCTTTCTGGATCGCTGTTGCGGGCGTCAGCCCGCCGTTGTTCCACTGCATCGAAGTGCCGTTGACGGTCGCCAGTTCGATAGCCGGGCGCTTCTTCGCGTGTTCCCGCTTTCGCGGCAGCGGACGTGGGGTAGAAGTGGCCGGGCGTGGGGTCATTGGGCCGCCTCCTGCGCCAATTCATGCGTCCAATCTGGGTCGGGCAACTGAAGGATGTCATCGAGCCACTGAAGGACGAACGGCAGATCTTTCTGACGCTTGACGCTTTCACTGCCGAGACGCTTCCTAAGCCATCGAGCGCCTTCTTGAACTGCCTGCATCCGCGTCGGATAAATCGTGGTGCCCGGGCCGAATTTCAGTGGAGTTGATGCGAAGCTGTCCCCGAAGTTGTACATGGCCGCGCAAATCCACTGATCCGCTTTCGGTTGGGCCACATAGATCTCGGCGATCGGCTTTTTCGTACGCTTGCTGTTGGGCGATCGAAGGGTATCGGTCGCGACGCAGCGACCGTCTTGATCCGGTGCCGTCACGGGGTAAATCCGTGCCTTTTGCGGAGTGTCGAGGAGATCGGCGAGCGGAGAGAGTGCCGTATGGACGGCTCGAATCGTTCCGGGCGAAAGCTTCCCGAAAACGGGATCATGCAGGACTGCCTGTAGCGCCTGCAAAAGTTGCTTTGCACAGGCATCGGTGATCTTTGTCGCTTTGGGCGCGGCCGGCTCGTAAGGCTTCGTGTTGCTGGCTAGATGCTTCTTCGTGACCTTCCCTTTGCCGGCCTCCTTTGCTTTCGACAGGCCGGACACGATGCGTTCGAGCGCTTTGTCGCCGCCGTGTACGCGGTGCTGGCCGGGAAGTGGGTGATCGAGCTGGCCGAGCTGGACTCGTTGAACAAGGCCGACTCGTCGGCGGTGAAGAGCTTCTTCGCGACGGCTGTCGATCGGTTCCGCAACTTTTACGGCAAGCGGGCGACCGACGTCCCGCGTCAGTGCGTGTTCGCCGGCTCGGTCAACTTCGACACGTACCTGAAAGATGAGTCGGGCAACCGGCGCTATTGGCCGCTGCGTGTCGGCGGGTTGGTCGATATCGACGGCATTGTGGCCGTTCGTGATCAGCTCTGGGCGGAAGCCGTGCACCTGTATCGCTCGGGCGTCGTGTGGCACGTCGAAGAGCATGAGCGCCCGCTGTTCGAGATCGAGCAGGCGGAGCGCTACGAAGGCGACGTGTACGAGGACAAGATCGCCAAGGCCCTGGAATTCGTCTCGCGCACGACGATGGAAGAGATCCTCGCGGACATCCTGAAGCTCGATACGTCGAAATGGACGCTGGCGGAGCAGCGCCGCATCGGCAAGGCGTTGAAGTCGCTCGGCTGGGTGCGCAAGCGAGAGTCGACCGGATCGCGCGGTTGGTACTACGTGAAGGAAGAGCAAGAGCCGGAAGCGGAGCGCGAACTGGTCGCAGCAGGTGATGACGACAGTCCGCTGTAATCGCGTGGCGCGCCGTGCCTGCACGGTAAGCGCGCCACATGCCCCGTCTTGGCGCGCTGTGGACGTCCCATGTCCCAACGTCCCAAGGCGAGGTCTCGGGCGCGGGTGCAGGGGCGCGACATGCGCGACGTGAGCGGCGCATGTCGCATGTCGCAGGCGCGCACCTCTGCAAGCCTTTTCCCTTGGGACATTGAGACATTAGGACGAATAGGAGAGAGTCATGATTGATTTGATGGAGCGGGCAGGTGTAGCCATGAGCGTTCGTGGTCAGTTCACCGACCCGATTGCCGATCCTAAAGTTACTTTGGGCGCACTCGCCTTTGCGAACGATCTCGGTCGCTTGCTGGTTCGGATCGTCGAGCACGCCGCACCTGATGACGATGACGACGGATGCCGGCGACGCGTTCCACTTCAATCTGTCGACGGCCGCTCACGACAAGTTGCGGCGGGCGACGCGGTATCGCGTTGCGTCGCAGGAGCGCCTGAATCGTCAGGAGGCGCTGCAGCCGGTCAGTGAAGGGGGCGAGACGATTACGCTGTCGGGCGTCGTGTTTCCGTCACTCGGTGCCGGCACGAAGCAGATCAGCCGGCTGCGTGCGATCGGCGGCCGGATGAAGCCCGTGCAGCTCACGACCGGCGACGGCGAAGTGCTCGGCCGCTGGCTGTTGCAGGCGATCGAGGAGGAACAGGACGCGCTGCTTGCCGACGGCATGCCGCGCAAACAAACATTCTCGGTGGAGTTCGGCCGCTATGGCGAAGACTTTAAGAACGTCTGACGGCGACGTGCTCGACACGCTCTGCTATCGGTACTACGGGACGCTGCAGGGCACCGTCGAGGCCGTCTACGACGCGAATCCGGGGCTGGCGAATCAGCCGCAGCCGTTTGCGTCTGGTGTCGAGATCGTGATGCCGGATCTTGATGCGCCGCGTGTCGAGTCGGTCCAACTCTGGACATAGCGAGGGGCGATGGAAGCGATTTTTCAGGTGGTCGCGAACGGCGCGGACGTGACGAAGGTGATTCAGGATCGCGTGCTCGAGATCCGGGCGATCGACAAACCCGGTCTAGACGCCGACGAGTGCACGATCACGCTTGATGATCGCGACGGCCGCATCGAATTTCCGCCGAAGGGTGCGACGTTGAAGGTGTCGATCGGATGGGACGGGCAGGGACTGTCGATGCTCGGCGAGTACGCCGTCGACGAGGTCGGATTGCGCGGGCCGCCGGCCAGTGTCGTGATCCGGGGGAAGCCCGCGAACATGCGCGCGACGTCGAAGACGCAGCGATACGGGAGCTGGTCGAACGCGAAGCTGGCCGACATCGTCGGCGACGTCGCGCGACGTAACAAGTGGTCGGCCGCGTGCGACGTCGACGTCGTCGTGCCGCGCATCGACCAGTTCGGCGAGAGCGATCTGCACTTCATCACGCGCGTGGCTCGGCAGTACGGTGCGACGGCGACGGTCAAGGCCGGCAAACTGATCGTCCTGCCGCGCGGCGGCGGCAAGAGCGCGAGCGGCAAGCCGCTGCCGATCGTCACGCTCACGCCGGGCGACCTGCTCGACTACGACATCAATTTCCCGGATCGCGCGAGCTTCGTGGCCGTGCGCACGAAGGTGCATGACCGCAAGACGGGGAAGAAGATCGACCTGACGATTCCGAACCCTGATGCCCCGCCAGGTGCGTCCGCAGTGCATACCGAGCGCCATGCGTTTGCCAGCCCGGAAGCGGCGAAGGCCGGGGCGACGTCGCGAATGGCGACGCTCAACCGGCACACGTCGACGAGCCGGCTGACGATGCGCGGCCGCGCAGATCTGTCGGCCGAGAAGACGATTGTGCTGCAGGGATTCAAGAAGGGCGTGGACGGCGAGTTTCTGATCGAGTCGGTCGAACACACGTTCGCGTCACGCGGGTGGATCACGGTTGTCACATTGAATGGAGGGAACAAGGGGAAAGCGAAGGTCGGACACGGGAAGAAGAAGGGCAAGAAGATCGATCTGGTGGTGCCGGCGCCGCAGTAACGCGTCACGCACCGTAGTTGCAGGCCGCTCACGGGCAACCGGAGCGGCCTTTCTTTTTATCGGGCAAGGGGAACCGATGCAAGACCACGAAAAAACGATTCTGGAGCTGATCGTCATGGGCGGTTTGATTGGCATCGCCAAGGTGTTGGTGGGTAACGAACATTTGACGCTCCGGCTCGTTGCCGGCCGTGCCGTGCTGGGGTCGGCGACGTCGATGGTGGCCGGGCTTGCGCTGCTGCAGATCCCGGATCTGCCGCCGATCGCGCTGCTCGGGCTCGGTAGTGCGCTCGGCATTGTCGGGTCGCAGTACCTCGAAGTGCTGCTGCGGCGGCACGCGAAGCGTGTGTTTGGGGAGAAGTAACGATGGCTCGAATCAGTGTTACCGCCGCAGGCGGAAAGAACCGCGTCGCGTTTCTCGACACAGTCGCGGTGAGCGAGATCGGCGCGGCGTTGCTGGCGAAGTCGGACGACGGCTACAACGTGCTGGTCGGCTCGACCGCGTCGCGTCCGCTGTTGTTCTCCAGCTACGTGTCACATCCGAATGTGCTCAACCGGCAGATCCGTGTGCCGTCGACGGCGGCCGGCCGTTACCAGATCCTCACGCGCTGGTGGCGGATCTATCAGGTGCAGATGAGGCTGCCCGACTTCGGGCCGGTGTCGCAGGATCGGTACGCGCTGCAGCAGTTGCGTGAGCACGGCGCATTGCCGCTGATCGATGCCGGACGGTTTCGTGAAGCCATCGCCAAGGTATCGAACGTATGGGCCAGTTTGCCGGGGGCCGGCTACGGTCAGCATGAGAACGACATCGAGCATTTGCTGGCCGCGTATCGCGCGGCCGGCGGGGAGGTGGTCGCATGACATGGATCGATCCGCGTATCTGGCTGCTCGTCGTTGCCGGCGTCGTTGCCGGCTCGGCCTGCGGTTACTTCAAGGGACACCGTGACGCTGATCAATCCGCGAAGGTCGCGGATCAGGCGAGGCAGATCGATGACCTTCGGAACGAACGAAACGAGATTCGCCGCCGGCTGGCGGCACAAGAGGGGATCGCAACCGATGCTGCAAAGAAACGTGATCAGGCGGTCGTTGATGCCGCTATTGCCGATGCTGCTGCTGACGGCCTGCGCAAGCAGGTCGCAGTGCTCGTTGCCGACGTCCGGCGTGCCAGCGCTTCGGCCGGAAGCCCGGCAGTCGGCGACGCCCTCGATCTGCTTGCCGACGTGTTCGGCCGGTCTGACGAGCGCGCGGGAGAGCTGGCGAAGATCGCTGACGAGCGGGGCATCGCCGGCCAGCAGTGCGAGCGCAGTTATGACGCGTTGATCGGCGACGCGCAATCCAATCTGCCGCAGTAGCGCGGCTATCGAGACCGGGCGATCTCGAAAGAAACAGGGCGACCGGAGAGCGTGCAGCAACACGCTTCCCGGTCGCCTTTCCACTGTCTACGCCAGTGAATCGGCCAAGGCCCTGCTACCTACCGGTAGGCGGGCCGGATTCTACACCAAGTTCAAAATCGGCTTTCACAATGGCAAATCCCATCATTCCTTGGATCGGCGGCAAGCGCCGTCTTGCAGACCATCTCATCCCGCGTTTCCCGGCGCACGATTGCTATGTCGAAGTGTTCGCGGGCGGGGCTGCGCTGTACTTTCTCCGACCGCCGGCCAAGGTCGAAGTCATCAACGACGTGAACGGAGAACTGATCAACCTGTATCGCGTCGTGCAGCATCACCTGGAGGAGTTCGTGCGCCAGTTCAAGTGGGCGTTGACGAGTCGGCAGGTGTTCGAATGGCTGAAGCAGACGATCCCGGAAACCCTCACCGATATCCAGCGTGCGGCGCGGTTCTACTACCTGCAGAAAAGTTGCTTTGGCGGAAAGCTGGAGGGGCAAACTTTCGGGACGCGAACCGAACATCCGCCGGGCCTGAACCTGCTGCGGCTTGAAGAAGAATTGTCAGCGGCCCACTTGCGGCTTGCGAACGCGTATATCGAGCGGCTGGATTGGGCGGCCTGCATTGATCGGTACGACCGCCCGCATACGCTGTTCTACCTAGACCCGCCGTATTACGAGACGGAAGGCTATGGCGTGGCGTTTCCATTCGGCGAGTACGAGAAGATGGCGCAGCGTCTGCGGTCGATCAAAGGGCGCGCGATCGTGAGCCTCAATGACCATCCCGACATTCGGCGCGTGTTCGACGGATTTCACGTCGAGACCGTGCCGATTCAATACACGGTTGGCGGTGGGAGGGGCGTCGAGCGGAACGAGCTGATCATTTTCAGTTGGGACGACGCGGCGCAGCCCGTCGGACTGTTCTAGGGCAGGCGGTCGGTGGGGCAGGCGCCCCACTTTTCTCAGATACCCGCGTAGTTCGGCACTAGATCCTGATCAACGAGGCGGATCTCGATTCGATTTGCGACTTCGACGTGCTCGGGATTCTCGATGGAGAACGGGCCGTCGATCACACTGACGATGATGGTGCCGGTTTGCTTTCCGGAAGAGGGGACCGGGATGAGGCCGCGTGCTTCCGGCACCTGTTGCTGTGTGATGATCTTCGGTAAGTACAGCATCCAGCCGACGCCGGGCTTGTCGTCGAAGACCTGCTTGTCAACGTAACCTTGAGGCTCGACTGTTACGTATGCCGGCGCGGTGTGCTGGACAATAGCTTCGACGATCGCAATGGCTTGTTCTGCCGAAAGCAATCGTTCGTCATTGAAGTCCGCTTCGATTTTCTTCGGGCGCTCTTTCGTTGCGACGAGATACGTCAACGTTGCGCCAGTCCGTTGGTCATCGCCGCCATCCCACAGCGAAATAATCTGCGGCCGATGTTCCGCGCCTTCGAACTCGGTTCGCAACACTGCCAGCGCAGCGGCAGTCGGCTTCCAGTCCTCAAATGCAGGATACAGACGAGCTTCCTCTTTCGACTCGCCTGTCAGGAACCATTGGGAGAGCTGCGGCGCGTGAGCGTGTATCGCCTGCGCGACCGACCCGAGCTGTTCAAAGACGACGGGCAGGTCGGATGCATCATGCTGCGGATCTCTGAAGCGGGAGGTGATTTTCATATTCAACCAGTGACAACGTAGGGAATCCCGTTTTCTGCGAGAGTTGTGCGGAAGTAGGACATCGTTAGCGGAGTCTGAAAATAGTACTGGAGTTTGGTCGGCGGGTTGGCATGGACCTTCATTGCTCGCTCTTCGATTTCCACCGTGATTTTAGAAAACCCCTTGAACCACGTGACGGGCTTCTTCGTCTCGCGGTCGAAGAATTGGTCATAGTCCCCCTTCGCTTCCTGCAGGAGGCATGCCGGTTGTTGGAATCCATCAAAATCGGTGCCGTTCCATGCCCACTCCTCGCTCCATCCTTCCTCGACGCTGTATGGCCGTCCCGTGATTCGTCCTTGATACTCACGAGGCCCGCGATTCATGTGGTAACGGCGTCGGGCCGGAGCACCGCCCAATTCAGGCGGGCATTGCTGGCATTTTTCACCAGTACGAGGCACTGCGCGGACGTCTGGCGTCGCCTTGCTTTCGTCCTTCGGCGTGTCACCCGACAGACTCCCCGTTCCCGCCACTGTTGCCCCGCCCAACAAGGCGACGCCAGCGCGTGCCAATAGCGGCCCAAGCTCCACTGCTGCCGCTTCGATTATCGGTGCCACGAACCCCGCCATCTATTGATCTCCTATCGTATTCCGGATGTTCGATGCGCCACTTGATGACGCGGAAATAGTCGTGAAAGCGTTCGTCGGCAGATCGGCCGGGCCGGGTTATCCATGCGCGCGTGGCCGGCTTTTCGTAAAACTTCGGAGCGTATGCCTCGATTCGAAGGAACGCGGCCACGTTTTCGTCGGACTGAATGCCCAATTGTCGAGCCGCGACGTATGCGGTCCATAGACGCGTTGACAGAGTGCTGTCGTCGGCAAGTTTGGGATCGGCTTTGACGAGATCCTGCCTGATGCGTTCGACGTATCCGCGCGCGTCGATCTCGGCAAGCCCGGCGACCTGTTCGCTTGTCAGCTCAAGCATGCGGGTGTACTCCCCTAAGTTTTCCATTCACTTCGACGAGCCAGTCGAATGTCGGCACGAAGAACTGCATGCGCTGCGTGAATTCCATCAGCGACGCCACGTCGGTCATGATGCGGGCATCGTAGAAGCGGAGCAGGGCTGTGCTTCCATCCGGCAAGCGTACGTCGAGGCGGCTGCGCAACTCGTCAGCGAGTGATTCGATCGGATACGCGCTGATCAGCCAAGACACACCGGTGGAGCTGCTGGCCATGGCGGAGAGAATTCGTCGGATGTTGCCAGCCGCCGCCTCGTACGCAAAAAGCCACGGCCCAGCGTCTGCGAGTGACGCGTCCTGCGTGCCGTCGAATACCGCTATGGCCGACTGCGATCTTTGGGGCGATGAACCGCCGGCCGCATCAGCGTAGAGAAGGCCGTCGACAAGCGCGTACAGATGCACCTGCATGTTCAACTGCTGTTGACGCCTGAAGAAGAAAGCCTCGATCGAATTTTCGGTCATAGACTACCCGCGCGCGATCATCGTCGCGGCATTTTCGGCCGCAGCTTTCAGGCATTCGAGACAGAGCGTCGGCGAGGGGGCAAACGCTGCAGCCGTGGCTGCGGCAGCTGCGACTGCACCGCCAGATGTCGCTTCGCCTGATCCAACGTCGTCGAATGTCGCGGACGACTGCGAGGCGATCAACGTCGCTCCGCAGGCAGTTTTCATGCCCTCGACGGCGGTTTCTCGTCCGTCGAACGTGTGCGAGTATTGCCGGCCAGTCGGAAGGATCGGAAAGACTCCCTTGCACTGCGGGCAAAGTACCTTGTGTCCGACGCCGGCAATGGGCTTTCCCTCAATTGTCGCGGTCGCGCTGCCCTCCAGCACGCGGCCGCCATGCGTCGTCGTGTCGCCGACGCAGATCATGGCTCGGGCCATATGTTCTCTCGTAGGTGTGGTTTTCGTATGAATTTACCATTTCCGGGAGAACGTCTGATGATTGGCTAGATCGCCCTCAATCAACTACGGTCAATCGAAGCGAGCGCCGTCGATCATGCGCCGGAGCTGGTCGAGCGCGAACGAATCGGGATAGCCGTTCTTCTTCAGCTCCAGTTCGGCCGCGCAGACCATTTTCTCCATGAGCCGCAGTGTTCGGCGGACGTGCACAACTTCCAGCACGAAACGCTGTTCGAGAGTCGGCAGCTTGTTTTTCTTGAACGGGGTCGCGCTCCACGCGTCGCGTAGCTCGGCCCATGTCAGCCGCTGAAACTCTGGCAGCTTTGTCGCCTTGTCGGAACCCGGATCTGGCTCACCTGGCGTGTCGTACAGCCTGCGCCTCATCTCTTCGCGTGCACGCCACTCGTCAGAGAACGGCGCGACCGGCGCACGTGCGTTGCCTATTCGGCCAGCTCGCGTAATCTCTTTGTCGATCTTGGTCGACAAGCGCCGCAGCGGAGCCGCGTATTTCAACGTGTCCGCTTGTTCTAGGTACGCGATCATGCGCTTGGCATCGTCCGTGAGCGAATCCATTTCCCTCAGCGTAATCCGCAGGTGCAGCACCTCCAGAATCAGGCGATGAACCTCGGCGTAGGTGCACGTGTTCCACCATTTCGACAACTCGTCGAAGCGCGGCGGACTAAATGGGGGCAATATCATGATGCGGGGATAACACTGTATGGATATACAGTTTATCTTGTGCCAAGATGGTGCCGTCAAGTCTCAAAAATAGGGATCGAGGAGTGGCGCAGTAAGATCTGAAGAGGGAGGCCACCGGACGAAGGGTGATATGTTGCGACCCATGACAGCCGTGCAATCGGCATTCGTAGACATGTGTATTGCAGATGCCAAATACCATATCCTGAGCCTCATGGAAGTCACGGTCATAGGGTACGAAGCGCGGTGCTACAACGATCTAGGCGGGAATATTGTCGTTGGGAAATATGGCTTCTGCGAGCATCAGGTGACGCTCGGCCGAGAATTGTTCCCCGACGCGCCGGGCCAGCCCGAAGGCTCCGGGTTCGATGAGGTCTATTACGACATCATTTGCACCGCGCTGGACGATTGGCTCAGCGGCCCCGTTATACCGCTGGACCAGATTCAATCGCCTCCAGAGCTGGGCTATGACTAGCCGGGCGCTGACATCTCGGACGACGAGGAGACGTGACGCGTGTGCACTAACTACAAAGCGCCAGACGAAGATCCTGGCATTAACGAGCTGAAGATCGGCATTGGCGACTTGTTTCGCCGCGAACCGTGGGACGTCGATGTCTGGCCCGACTATCGTGCGCCGGTCATCCTTCCGGATGGAGACGGTTCACTCGTCGAGGTTGGGGTGTTTGGCTTCTGGCCAAAATTCATACAGCCGGACAGATTCGACGACAAGGGCAAGAAGCTGAAGAAGTTCGATACGGTCAACGCGCGAGGTGAAGACGTCGCAGAGAAGCGCCTATATAAGCGCGCGTGGCACGACGGCCAGCGCTGCCTGATACCGGCACAGTATGTTGTCGAGCCGTCATATCCGAACGCCAAACCGAAGGCGGGCGGCGGATGGGATCGTGGGCCATGCGTGTGGCAGCGGATCGGTCTCGCTGATTGGGGCGCGTATTGCGTTGCCGGGATCTGGCGACGATATCAGGGGGACGACGGACAGGTGCTTTTCGGCATGACCATGCTGACTCTCAACGCTGATGATCACGCGCTCTTCAAGCTAATGCATAGGCCGGAAGACGAGAAGCGGGGCGTGGTGATGTTGCGCCCGGCCGACTATGATGAGTGGCTGCACACATCGAATATCGAAGCGGTGCGATCGCTGCTGCAGCTCTATCCAGCCGATGAGATGGGGGCCGGACCAAAGTAGCTTTTATTTTTACGAGAGGTGCAATCGGCTTTGGGGTTGCGACAGGTCCCATTTAAGCGATGAAACGTCAATTAAATATCGTAAGGCCGAGTCAAGTTGAAATCCACCGTTCAGCAGCTAGTCTTATTCGCCGTCGCCGGAAGCTTCTTCTTCATCCACATATTTATTGAGATACTCTGCAATTACGTCGCCATGGCATGGTAACGGTGCGCAGAAGCAACCAAGGCGATAACCTCGCAGCGACAGCAATGCCGATCGTTGTTCCGGATCAGGCCACACCTTAGCCTCGAAGTGTTTGCGATATTTTTCAATTACTTCTTCCCGCGAGGCCCCATCGGGGCCGTGGCCAATTTCAAATGGATTCCCCCATCTGGTTCCGCGACCAATGTACACATCGAACTCTTCGTCCTTTTTTTTATTCCTGACGGTTGTGATGCGCAGCGGAACGATACGAGTTTGCTTTTGGAGTAATCGAGAAAAATAAATAATGTCAGAAAGATCGTTTCCGCCCCAGAAGACGACAACGTGCGTGCAAGCGCCAACAACGCTTTTCGCAGCCATGCGGGTGTTGACACGTTCTTCACGTACTGGGAATGCTAACCGCTCGAAGTAGTCGCGTGCGATGAACTTGTGATCCTGGACGACCACCACCTCGACCTCTGTCAGTGCGGCAATGATGCGGTCCATTCTTGAAGCGAAAATGCGAGGGAATACAAAACCCTCCGAGAGAGCGACGAGTAATGTTACTTTGCTTGATGCCGTCATATCTGTCATCAGAATAGGTGCGTCACCTTCAATCTGTTATCCCATCGAGTATTCAAATACTCGACTGCGAGTCTACGGTGACAATGATGCGGCTTGTCTTCACTGCACAATAGACATCCTCTGTCAAACAAAGACAAGTCAAGATTGCTCTCCACTCGTCGTTTTGCCAGCAGTTCGATATATTCCGTCGCGTAGCTATCCCAAGATAGCTCCTTTTTCTGGTAGCGCTTAAGCATTTCCTTCTCCGGCGCTAATTCGCGAAGCTCAACGAATTCGGCACCAAGGAGTTCAGACAGAAAAAACTTAAGGTCCGGCTTTTTTGCGAAGCCTGCGAGTTGCGAAATGTTGTTGAGGCGAACATCCAGCAATGTCCGCACCTCAGCCTTGCGCAGCAAGCCAAAAAATTTCTCGGCCGACTTGTTGGTAAATCCGATGGTTGCAACGTCCATGTCGATCCTGTTCTCCGCGTGCGTAGCAAGTATGGGACAGTTCAAGGCAGCCTAACAATTCCCGCAACCACCTTGTATCGATACCAGATATCGTCGGAGGACTTCAGGAAGGGCGCTGCTAGGCTGATGCACAAAAGGCAGGCGCCCAGATCGTACGATCCGATCCCCATTGGGAGAAATGTGTTCCTGACCGCAGGATCTGTAATTTTAAGGCGATACAGCTCTCTCTGGTGCAGGAACTCGGCCCGAATTTCGGGAGCACCTCCGTTATAGCCGTGGGTCACCTGGATCTCCACCGCTTCAACGTGGATCAGGTGAAGCGAGCGTGTCACTTGCGCGTCGGCGACGTCATTGGCGATTTGATCGTTCCACCCTTTGCCTGAGCGCCCTGCGTTGAGGAACAAGATTGGAGGGCTTTCAGCAAGCGCGGACGCTTGTGCGATGGTCGCGGTGTTGACTTTGACCCACCCATACTTGGGATCGACGCGCCAGTTTTCCGTCTGGCAGCCCTGGGGTTCGTGGCCCAAAAGTCGCATATCAACAACGTCGAGTAGCTGGGGGTTCGCGCCATTCTGGTAAGCCTGCTCGCGACTCGTGAGGGCGTCTTCGTGTCCGGAACCGATCGGTCGTACCCAATTGCCGAACGATCCGTCTGGCAGAATTTCGATACCAGCAACGCAATGGCCGGCTCCCTTTACGGAGTTGGCCAATATAACAATCCGTTTAGTTACCATCGATAACCCCGTTTGCTTTTATATGGCGAATTGAATTTATTTGATGCGCCTTACGGGATAAGTGTAGCCGTATTCGTCGCAATTGTGCGGGTGACTAGATGCCCATCCGTGGATAGGGCACAACGGTGGCATCTTGTTCGTTCGTCAATCTCGCCGGGATTGCTGTTGTTTCAGATGGGGCTGACTGGCGGGTAAGTACGAATGCATCGTAGCAACGCATGATGTCAGCGCTGCTACGGTCTATCGGGGGCGCGAAGGCGTAGGTCTGTGTCCTAAGCCTTGTCAGATCAGGCTTAGGTGCTGCTGAGTCATTGGAGTGACGATTGCAGATGCTGCCGTAGGGTGCATGCTCGTGTGACCGGGAAAAGTTGCTTTGGCTGTATTACGACCGCATAACCTTGTTCCAGTCGATGTCATGGCCGGCGGCTTGAAGCTCCTGCCCGAGCGACCGTTTCCAATCGTCGCCCGCATCCATTGCGACCCAAACTACGCCAAGATAATCGCTTGGAATCTCAAGCTCGCCTCGTTTGAGCGCGCACACCTTGTCTCTGCCGAGTCGACCGATGAAATAGCCGAGTTCAAGCATCACATTTTGTCGCGCCCGGGGCTTGAGTTCGCCACCCTTCACACAGCCTTCGTCGTCCGGCGTTAGTAGCACCACCGCGAAACTAACGTCGTCGTTGGCTTCGATTTTTTCAATAATTGTGCGTCCTTGGTTCGCCTGCTCGTGCAGGATGATTGCTTCGAACCCGATTTTTTCCAGAAAACGGGCGACCGCCTCGCGGGGTTCGCCGTCATGTCCGTGGACTACGAATACACGTCGAGGAATGGATGCCATTTGGTCTGCAAGCGTTGGCGGTTTGTTTGATCGCATTTCATGCTCCGAGTCTACGAGGTCTTCGCGAAGTGCACGCTGCGCATCTTGCAGAAGCGCGACAGAACGCTCGAAATGTTCTTGGGTTTCTTGTCGAAGATAGAAGCTATTACGGTAGCTTCTTGGCCGTATTGGTCTCAGCGTGGCCGCCGGCCTATAACGGCGGAAAGCTGGCGTATCCAGACCAAAGCACCGTTCGAGCGTATCCGCAATCGCGGCCGATAGCGCTGCCAACTCGGGCATGGTTCCGTCCATCGTGAGAGCCTGGAAGTCGAATGCTTTGAGCGCATCGATCCGGTCCTGCAGGCGGGTGATCCCGCGTTCAATTGCTTCGGCAGAACGGGTCACCAT